ACTCATCGTATGCAACACGCTGCTGTTACTGGACATAGTGGTGAACTATACAACGCCTGGTTCAATGGGTGGCTGGGTTCCGTAGATGAAACTCAAGAGCATAAAAGGGTTTTCTCGTATGCTAAGGGGCATGAGAATTGGCAGAAGTGCTTCTCTATAGTTAATTTAATAGACGATAGGGAATATCACGTCCAGCAGGTTCCCATAATAAATAACAGATGCGTAGTTGACGGGCAACTTTATGAGGCTTAGTTATGTGGTCGTGGTTGTTTTATTTGCTCAATGTGTTATCGCTCCCTCAAAAGATGTCAGATGGAACTACAAGGAATGTCTTATCACTGAGTACCAAAACATCGACGGGGTTACTTTCGAAACCTGTTACTTATACTCGGACTAAGGTCTACATTGTTGACTTTCAAAGGAAAAGGTTGGTTAATATAACTTATTACATAAACTCTTAGGGAGTAGATATGGCTCAGGGTCACATACCGATAACACAATGGTCAGAAATACCAAATCATAGCGATTATTTAATATCTAGCTGTGGCAACGTCTTAAGCCTAAAAAGATCAAAACCCTTACTTAGAAGCCAAACACTAGATAATTGGAACTATAAGCAATTATCCTTATCTAAAGATGGTAAAAAAAATACATATAGAACACACTGTTTAGTGGCGAACTCTTATATCCAAAAAATTCCTAAAGGTATGCAGGTTAACCATAAAGACGGTGTAAAGGCTAATAACTCTTTATCAAACCTAGAGATCGTAACACCAAAAGAAAATACCCGTCACGCTATAGAGGGTGGGCTAAAGGGTAGCTATTTTAAAAATACAATAAGCAAAGAAACCGCAGATAATATAAAAGAAAAACTACTTTTGGGTTGCAGCGTTCGCGAGATTGCCGAATCATTAAATGTTAACACGGGGATAGTTTCTCAAATTAAATATGGTAGAACATGGAAAACTTAGTTAAAACCGAAATCAAATCTAAAGAAATCCAGTTTGTAAAAACATCAGAGCTAATCCCTTACGATAAAAACATGAACAAACACACCCCCGATCAGATAGATAGGCTGTGTAAGCTCATTGAATACCAGGGTTTTCGTGACCCGCTTATCGTTCAGTTGGGAACCAATAGGGTGGCTTGCGGTCATGGCAGATTAGAGGCGGCAAAGAAACTAGGAATGGCAGAGGTGCCAGTTATCCTCCAAGAGTTTGAATCGGAGGAACAATTCTATTCTTTTGTTGTGAGTCATAACGCAATAGCAGAATGGTCAGCATTAGACCTGGGGCAAATAAATACAGATATAATTGACCTTGGACCAGATCTTGATATTGATTTATTAGGGATTAAAGACTTTGTGTTAGAGCCTATTGAGAAGTTTGAGCCTCAGTCAGATGAGGACGCTGTGCCAGAGGTTGAACACCCTATTACGAGAAAAGGGGATGTTTGGCTTCTGGGGAATCATCGAGTGATGTGTGGTGATTCGACAATGATTGATGATGTTGAGAAGTTAATGGCGGGGGAGAAGATAGACCTTATTCACACCGACCCGCCTTATGGAATAAAGGAAGATGCTTCAAAAAGAATAACTAGAGAGACGAATAGTTTAGCTAAATCCAACAGTCATTTGGTTAATTTTAACGATGAAAATACCGATTGCGCTATAGATGCTTTTAATTTGTGCGAAGGATTTAATATAAAAAATCAGGTGTGGTGGGGGGCTAATTATTATTGCCAATCACTCCCTGAGACAGCTAATTGGATAATCTGGGACAAGCGTGTCGAGGAAAAGCAAAAGGATAACAATTCCGACTGTGAGTTAGCATGGGTAAAATCTAAATGGAATAGTGCTAGAATATTTAGGCACTTATGGAAAGGGTTAATTAAGGATAGTGAGCATGGACAGAAAAGAGTTCACCCAACACAGAAACCTGTCGCCTTGGCTGAATGGTGTATCGATTTTTTCAAGGAAGATATTGAAAACGTCATGGATTTATTTGGCGGCAGTGGTTCTACACTGATAGCCTGTGAGGTGAAAAACAAAAAATGTTACATGATGGAGTTTACCGAACACTACTGCGATGTAATTGTAAAGCGATGGGAAGAATACACCGGAAATAAAGCAACCCTAGAATCCACAGGTCAGACTTATACTGAGCTAAAGGTTGAGAGAGATGGCGCGCCCTCGTAAAGAATTAGAAGATATTAAAATAAGCAGAAGTGATTTTAACGAGCACATGGTTAATGTTGCAGTTAAAAAACAAATACCATTATGGATAGCAGAAGAGATTATTCCGAGTATTAATAATGAGCAAAGCAAGAGAATAACCGAGGCTGCAACGAGGTTTGGTGAAGTTGATTATCTATGCAAAATTTTCCCAGAATTAAAAAATAAGATAAAGTACAGATATGAGACCCCAAGGGAAAAATCAGACAGAACGATGTTTAGAGACAGATTAAGAACTCTGGTCAGGTGCAATCTCGAATCGAACGGTATTATAGTCAGGAGTATGACCGAATCAATGATCGAGTTTATACTAGGTTACAAGATCAATGATCTGATGACACACCTCGAATCCCAGTTTACCGCAAAAATGGAGTGGAAAACACAGGGTAGTGTTTGGCATTTAGATCATATTTACCCGTGCGCAAAACTAAGATTTGAATCGGTACATGATAGTAATTTCATAAAGTTATGGTCAATGGATAATCTGAGACCACTTTGTAAATACGAGAACATTAAAAAGGGTTCAAAAATAATCGAGTGCGGTGAATAATGGCAAAAAAGCAATTAGACTATTCAGCATTAGATGCCTTGCTTCAATTCAAAACAACTAAAAGGTTTTGCGCTGACTATCTTGGTGTCTCAGAGGACACCATCGAAAGAAGATTGAAGGAAGATCATAACTCCACATTTAAAGAATATCACCAACTCAAAATGGGTAGGACAGCAGTAAACCTACAACAGAAAGCGATAGAGCAAGCCCTGAAGGGAAATACAACCATGATGATCTTCTGTCTTAAAAACCTCGCGGGCTGGGCTGATAAACAAGAGATTCAACAAACCACCGAATCAGTTGTTATCCAATACAATGCAGAAGAAGGCGATGTAGAAACCTTCTAATGGAAGTTAACCTACTCTCCCACCAGGCGGCAGCACTTAAATCTGAAAAGAAATACACTGCTTTAATTAGTGGCATTGGTGCTGGAAAAACTTGGACGGGAGTGCATTGGGTTATTAAGCGATCTAAGTCTCACCCTAAATCACTGGGGTTTATTGGGGCTAACACTTTCGGACAGCTTCGAAACTCAACTTTAGCTGCTGTATTCAACGAGCTAACCAGACTATCAATCCCATTTAGCTATAATCAATCATCAGGCATTTTAGAAGTCATGGGTAAAAAATGGCTTTGTAAATCAATGGATAACTTCGATGTTTTAAGGGGTATTGAAGTGGGTGAGATATGGCTAGATGAGTGCGCTTATATGAAGGAAGAAGCGTTTAAAGTTATAATGGGTAGGCTTAGGGATAACCGTGGCTCTTTAACTATGTTCCTAACATCTACCCCTAAAGGTTATAATTGGTGCTATCACTATCTACACCCAGAAGGCGATAATATACTAAATGACTCAATAGCTATTAGAGCTCACTCTAGTGCTAACAAATTCCTTCCAGACGGCTATATCGATTCCCTGGAGAGTCAATTCGATAGCAAGCTTCTCGCTCAAGAGCTTTCGGGGGACTTCATAAATGTTTCTACTGGGGTTATTTACTATGCCTTTGATCGCAACATTAACGTAAAAGATTTAAAGCATAACCCTAACTACCCTATATGGGTGGGAATGGACTTTAACCCTCATAAAATGTCAGCAGTAATCGGTCAGGTAATAGATAATGTCCTGTATGTGTTCGATGAGATTTTTGACACTACAATTGGCTCTAACACCGAGAAGATATGTAAAGAACTAATAATGAGGTATGGTAATAATCTAACCATAGTTCCCGACTCTACAGGTAAGAAGGCAACGTCAAACGCCTCTAGGTCAGATATTCAAATCCTAAAGGACTATAATTTCAATGTTAAGGCTCTCACCAATCCTTTCAGAGTT